TGCAGGTTAATCCTTAATTAAATTAAGAAGCTACCTTAACGTTCTTAACAACTACCCAAGCGTCTGCTTGCTCGATCTGGACACCAACACGAGTATACATTGTATATTCGATAGAGTCCTTACGAGGCCAGAAGAAGCGGTATACAGTTACATCACGCTTAACACCAATAACTACGTTATTTGGGAATGTCAAGTGAATGTCACCATGGTTTCCTGTTTCTCCTGAGTAATCGCCATCTTGTGCTTCTGGAAGAAGTGGAACTTCAACAATTGGAATACCAAAAGCATATGGAGCTACATAACCAGCTGGGCCTCCTAGAGGAGCAACCTCACCACGGATGATGCTTGAAGTAACATCCATAGGGATTGTCTGGTTTGTTCCAATGCTGTTTGAATACAGGAAGTCCTGGATCAAATTGGAACCAACGAGGAAGCGTAGGTCTGAACGACGCTGCTTGTATTTACGTGGAAGAGACTTTAGTGCTGAGTTGAATAGTGCACGTGACACTGCTGCGCCACCTGCGTCTACTACGTGACCGTTAGTCTTTGCAAGCTTAACAGCTCCATCAAATGCCTTATAAAGGTTATCTGATGTAAGTGAAGTATTACCATTTAGGAGAACATCCTCAATGTCATTACCTGCCTGTGTTGCCATCATACGTGCAATATGATCTTCTAGATCTGGACCTTCGATATTGTCTTCTAGAGACTCTGTTGAAAGCTCCCAGTCAAGGCGAAGCTTCTTTGTTGTAAGATTAATCTTGGAGAATGTTACTGCTGAGTTTGAACCTGTGTTGTCACCTTCAGTTGCGAGAATCATAAGCTTCTCACCAACGCCAATGCGATCAATTTCAGTTGTATCAGCCTTCATGCGAACGGTGCGGGCTACCTTACCGATAACCGTAGCGTCGAACATGTAATCCAAGAAACGTGCTGACTGCTCTGGATTTAGAAGACCACCCTTTGAGGTAGCTCCGACGTGGATTCCAGTTCCTGAAAGGGAACCTGAAAAGTCACCAGTATCGACTGTTCCAGCAGCAATTGCTTTTTCTAATGTTTCATTGCTCATTATATTTTTTCACCTACCTTTTTAGTTAAAAATTTCGTTTACGGAACCGAGGAAAGAACCGTTCCATTTTGATTTTTTTATTGTAACTTCCTGAGACCCGCCAAGGTCTGAGGACTTCTTAATTGCAGTATCTGACTCTACTGCGTCTACACGCTTTTCAACGCCATTTAGCGTGTCCTTGATTGTTTCTACAGCCTTTGATAGTGCTGCATGTTGTTCTGCCAACTCTGAAATTCGACCATCAACGCTCTTGCTGAATGTCTCAACTGTTTCCTTAATAGCGGAAACTTGAGCAGCATTTGCTTCTGAAGCCTTGTTCAAAGTCTCTGAGAAAAATCCTTTTAGGTCGCCAAGCATCTTTGCAAAATCAGGTTCATCAACCTCAACTTCTGATACGTCGGCTGCTTTTTCCAGAGTTTCGGCAGAAGCGTCTTCAGCAGGCGCTGCTTCTTCAGCAGGTGCTGCATCTTCGGCAGGAGCTGCTTCTTCAGCAGGTGCTGCATCAACGACAGGAGTCTCTTCGACTGCTGCCAATGTTTCTGTGTTTTCTGACACTTCATTACCTCCTTCTGCGTTTGCCTGTTTTGCAATTTTGTTTGTATCAGGCAACGTTAATCTTGACTTGTGTAAATCAAGAATTCTATCTATTTCCTTTGCTTTGTTTGTATCATTTGATTCTACCCAACCGATCAAAGTTGCTGGCTTACCAGAGACTGGCGATACATATTCTGTGTCTGTGGACATAAATACAGAATCACTGTCTTCACAATAAAAAATATTCTCTACTTTTGTTTCTGCTGCAATTCCTTTAAACATCAATTGTCCATTCATCTTTTGAATTGACAAGATGTTGCATAGCTCATTTGCTGGAGAATCTACAACTGATAGCTCCATCAATGCATATTCTTTGATAAATCTTACTGGCTTACCTGTGGACTTATTGACTTCGTTTTCTGAATCAATAATCTTTCCGCCGATTGA